GTTCTCGAGGTTGCTCCTGAGGTTGCTCCTGAGGTTGCTCCCGAGGTTGCTCCAGAGGTTGTTCTCGAGGTTGCTCCAGAGGTTGCTCCTGAGGTTGCTCCTGAGGTTGGCCTTTTCACCCATAATCTTTTCGAAGTCTTTCGACTTCATAATGTTGCAGGCCAACTGGCACTGGATCGGAGATGGAAAGAAAAAATAATGCTTCGGCGCTTCCATGCCGGCGCATTCATAAATCTGCGCAATGGCCTTCTTTGCCTTGGTCTTGTTTACCTTCCCGGTTTTGCGTCCGTTATCCAGCCACTTTTTTAAGTAAACCGGCACCTTCTTTTCTTGTGCTTTCGTCATTTTTTCTATCATTTTACTGCTCCTATTTTTTCCGGGACGTGCCCGATTTGTTCGAAAGTTGTTTTGATGATTGATGAAACATTGTTTGATGGTGCTGGGAGTGACGGGACATGATCGAGCTCTCCACGCAGTGCTTGTTTGTGCGTGGTAGAGGCGAGTCCTCGAAGCTGAGCTCTAATGGTGCCCATGTTGTCGGAGTTCGTGTTCTCGCAAAGGATGCCCCATCCGCCGAACTTACAAACAACTTCCCAGGCTAAGTCGCCCATGCGTTTTTTAGCTCGGTCGGGATTGGTGTATCCATCCATCGAGATGGACTTCATGATGAGGTTTGCGACCATGACTGCGTTGTCGTCTTGGCTGATCTCCGGGAGAACTTTGGAGCGGATCTCTGATGGGAATGGAAATCCTTTTTCTGTTTTGAGCCAATTTTGTAGAATAGTCATAACTGAAGAATCATCAAGATCAGAAAGGGCCGTCATGTAGGCATTAAGGGCGAGCTCGTTTAGGTCTTTTCCGACTACAAGAGCGATACCCAATAATTGCTTTTTAATTTCTTGTTTCACGCTTCCCCCTTTTGAACTTTTTGGAGTAAGTCCATGGTGGTTGAAACTTTCTCAACTTGGCGAACTTGGGCGCCGGTCACAGCTTGTCCGCGTTCCCACTGAGTGCAATAACCCTCGGCGTTTTGAAGGAATGCTCCGACGGGGTGTTGATTCTTTAAAAGCCATCCGTCGTTGTTGGTGAGATAAAATGCAATAGCAGGGACAGCATCTTTGCCAATACGGTTTCCAACTTGTTTGCACTGTGAAAAAACCTTGGCGTTGTGCTTTGGATCAACTCCGTATCTTTTTTTGAAAGCGGCTTTATAAGATTCCCAAACCTCACTGCCGAGAGTCTTGGATGCTTTTGGTTGCGTGGTGACAACCGCGCTAATGTCTGTCTGTTCTGTTATGTCTGTCTGTCTGTCTGTAGTGAGGAGTAAAGACGCGGCATCTTGTTCTTGACTGCGTAAGTTGGTGTCGGAATGACGGCGCGATGACGGCGCGATGACGTCAAGTGCTGTAAGTGTTTGAATTGTTTTAGTTAAATACTCTTTGTTGACCCCAAGGTCGGAGCAAACACGCTGTTCGGCGATTAACACCGTGCCAGAACCAGACTTACTTGCTTCGCAGAATAGGAAAATTAAGGTCAGCTTCTGAATCGGCTCAAGAATGTAGATTTTTGGATCGGAAAAGAAGTTATTTAGGAACTTGAACCATGAATGGTTAGCTCGATCATTGCGTGGGTTGTATTTATCCCAGTTGTTTATTCTGATTTCACAAAGGCCGTCTACCACGTTCATTCCCATCGAACGCACCAACCCGGCCTTACGTCTTTCGACTTGGGGCCGGATCGAGTTCCATCTGTGAAAATGAAAGTTGTTTAAATTCTACTAGTTAGTACGTTAGAAGAAATGGTTGGCTCGACTGGATTCGAACCGGCGACCTCTACCATGTCAAGGTAGCGCTCTAACAGGACTAACGCCAGTGGTCTTTCACAGATGTTGCGTTTCCTTTAAACGGATTTAACTTAGCCACAACCTCTTTTCAAGAACTATTTTCAATCAATTTAATTTTTTCCCACGTTGCGGATATCAAGAGACTTTGTGACCCCTCGTAGCGTTTCAAGCTGGGCCTGGAGATACACCCTTTCAAGGGTTCTAATTGATGTCCCGCCGACAGCGCCAGCTCTTGCTGGACTCACTTCTTTTTCATAAACAGCGGTACTATAGGCCGTATGTCTTATGTCTTGCCATCTTGCTTGCCCCTCAATCTTTGCTATGCTTTTTATAATCGCCCACTGAGACTTTACGTCGGTTACTGGGCCATCTCCGCGCACGCTTTTAAACAAATGCTCCTCGCCCGTTTCCTTCATCTCTAAAAGTCTTTCAGTAAGTAGTTCATGGGCGTAGTCGCTCATAGGAATATCCCTTCCAATGCCTGTTTTTGAGCCTGTTTTAACGTTTTCTGGAAGTAGTCTTACAAATCTTTGTTCTAGAAAAATTCGATCTGGTTTAAGTTCCAACATTTCTGTTTTTCTTAGAATCATCTCATAAGATAGAACGAACATGAGCCTCATTTGCTTGTCGTTCATCACTGCGGCCCAAATTCTAATTAGCTCCGCGTCGGTGTATATTCTTCCAGTCCGCCCCCTTGGGGGATCTGTCTTTGGGAATAAGCAACCTCCGCGCAGATGCCCACGGCTACGTGCATAGTTGAATATTATATTAATAAACTTTGTGTAGTCGTCGAATGTTTTTCTTTTCGGCTTTCTCGTCTTAAAGTCGTTGATCCATTTTAGATAGGTCTCTCTGTCGAACTGGTATAATCTAAAGTGACCGATCTCCCGATCAAGCTCCCCAAGGAATCTTTCGTGCTGGTCTTGAGTCCTTACTCTCTTTTGTTTGGTTTCAGTTTCGAGAATTTTTTCAATGATGTCAGAGATTGTATAAATCCTGAACATTCGGGCGATCGCCCACACAAGCCATTTGATGAAAGCGGCAAGTTCTCCAAACTTCACAGCAACACCTCAAGTTAACTACAAAGTTACTAAGCACTCAGCGGGGCATTATTCCCCATAGAATAACTCAAAATCTTTAAATACAACGGGGTTTATGCATATTCTTCAAAAACACCGTCAAGAAATTATCAAATCTTTATTCAATGTTTGTGCAATATCAAGATGAGGTCAAAAATTAAAATGCGAGGCCGGGCATTCCTAGAGGATAAGAGTAAGAGCCCTTGGCATCACTAGAGCGCGGCACTCGCATTCTCCACTCCACCCTCACGCTACTGGCATAAATCCAGGCGCTTGGGCGAAGGGGAAATTAATTCTTTTTGTCCTCAACTTCCCAAAGTTCAAGCTCTTCTTTGACAAACCACTTCTGAAGTCCTTTGTCATTTAAGATCGGCTGACCGTCTTTTAAGGCCTGGTTCATCGTTACTTTTACACCGTTAATGTAACCGTAAAAAAAGCCGTACTGTTCGTTATAAACAATTTCGCCAATAGTTCTATTAAATTTACGTTTCATTGTCTCGCTCCAAATGTGCGCGGCCCAAATGATTGTCGTGGTGCCGCTTTTTGTGTTTCTTGTTTTTGACCTGTATCTATTTCTTCATTTGTTGCTTCAGGGTCTTCAACATCTTTTGTTGGGATAGAAAAAAGCTCGATAAATGCGTACTTCATAGCGCCACTCATTGCTTTGTTGCTCGCCTTATCGCTTGTATCAATACCCTCCCCGCATGTAGTTACTTCAACAAATGAGCCGTCTTCGGCGTAAAACTTGTGACAAACAGTGAGTAAAACCCTAAAACTTGTTTTCTTTTCACCTTGTTTATTGACTCCCTCGTAGCTTTCCATGGTTCGATCGACCACTTGAGGCGCGCAGAACACCTTGTTTTTTACGAGGATTGGGTGAATGGCGTTGTACATGTCCTCAATTCCACGAAACTTATATCCACCTGCCGCCGCCGGAGCGTCGCGACCCTTGTGAACGCTTCCAAGCTCACTCATTATTTTTGGTATCATTTCAAAAATCTTGCTACTCATACAGACTCCTCAACAGCCCACTTAGGCAGGGTTAAATTAACAATTTCAGGTTTAAACTTTGGGGGACATTCGGTCATTTGTTGAACTTCAAGCGCATTCTCGTAGGCCGACAAGTACCGCTTTTTAGTGAAGTCACTAAACACGATGTCTGTCATATCGTATAGGGCGACTTCAGCTGTTTCTGACTCAATGACGATTGCATAAACAGTCGTGGCCTTGCTTGCGAGCGCGTAATGAAGCATCTGAATGTCGTACCGAAGCGCCAAAAGCTGGCTTGTGAACTCTCTCGCACTCCCATCACGGGTGGTCTTAATGTCGATCACCACGCGAGCGTCCATGTTAACAAGGTCAAGGCGCGCTTTATTGCCATCCCATACGATTGTTTTCTCTTTCTCAAACTCTCTTAAAGCGTCCTTTACTGCTGGTATGTCCATGCACTTTCGCTTAACCATTTCGACCTTATAGAGGTCGTCTGGACTAATAACAATCCTGCCTTGATTCTTTTCGTCAAACGCCTTCCACCACTCAATCACGCGGATTGATTTTTGATTCGCCTCAACTTGTGCCTTTGTCGGTTTCTCAAGTGTGGCGAACTTTGCAAATGCCTCGTCTTGAGGTTTTGTTAATTTCTTTGGCGCGTCCATTGGGATGGTCACGTAACGCTCGTTAAACGTGTCCGGCTCTAAAAGAGCACAGTGAACCATGGTTCCGAACTCCATTGCGTCTGATTCATAAGCAGGCCCATTTAAGTACTTCCAGCCTTGATAAGCGCCAAATGAACATGCCTTTAAAAAGCTTGCCCTAATAGCCTTAACTTCACTGTATTCTTGTTCTGTCATTTTCCTACTCCTTCATATTTAATTTTAAGAACCTGAAATATTTTAAATGCCTCTGTTACGCGTGGATCGATCTTGCCAGCCTCAATCTTACTAATGTAGCTCTGGGATACTTTTACAAGCTTTGCGAGTGTGGCTTGATTCATTCCCATGGCCTCGCGGTGTTTTTTGATGGTGTCTGCGAGGCCTTTCTTGTCCGAGCTCATGTCTTCCTCCACTCGATAAAATATTCTTCCCATGTGATCCACCCAAGCTTTAAGGCTCGGATTAAATTGAATTGCTGTGCTGTCATAAAAAGAACTCCTTTATAAACTGTTCAAATGTTCCGCTGTAGCTTCCAAGCTTCATAAACCCGAAAGTCTCTTGATCACCTACAAGGTAGACAAAAAGCACCTGTCCATTCACTTCAACGAAATCTAAATCAGAATTATTCAAACCCTCATCTGTGCGTCCGAAGTTGTTTAAGACTTCACGAGGTGACTCTTCAAAGGTCACTAGATCTCGCGACCTAGCCACGACCGTGTAATAGCGAGAGTGATCCACAACCGACATACGGTCTGTCATTGTAAATAGGTAGTACCAACCGTTTAAGTACCTAATTGTAGGGCACGCATTCTCAATGCTTGTGCTGTAAGTTCCGCCGAATGATGACCAATTTATAAGGTCATTAGAGAATAAGAACTTGGGGAAAAACCGCGAGTAATTGCCCGTTTCTCTGATCTCGTATGCCATGACGTAACCTGTGTCAGTCTTAGTGACCGATGAGTTATAAATGATTTGGTTACTTGGTGCTGTAAAGATCACAGTAGGCGCTGACCAGTGGATAAGATCTGTAGACGTTGCGGTCACTACCCGATTACCTGGCCCATCCATAGTGTTACTTGATGCAAACACATGAACGACATTGTTCTCTACATAAGCGCACCCAAAGTTATAAGCGAACGGCGTCTGACTAAAGGTCGAGAAGTCAGGATAGTTTTGGACTTTTATGAATCCATTACCAGTATCGTTATTCGCAAAGCTGATTAGATAAACTTTTCCATTAAAATCAATCGGTGTCATCTCACCCACTGCGCCCATGACTTGGTTAAGTTTGTGGATCGGGCCTGGGTTTGGCTGTTCACTATTCTCTGTGATTGAGTAATTTTGTGCACACGATGAAAGCGCTAGTGCTAAACAAACCGCAACTGCGCCGGGCATGATACTAGGGCCGATTTTTTCGAGCTTGTATCCGTGCTTAGCTGCAATCTCTTCTACTAAGGTGTCGTTCCAAAAAAACCAGTGATCAACAGCGTCCGAGTCTTCTAAGGAAATGCCGTCTTCTCGGATTTCACTTTCTAACTCATCCGCTACATCACGCATGTTTAAAAGGTCATGAGCGGCCTTTGACCATGATCCGTAATCCGCTGCGTCGTCTTGATCGTTATGGCGGGTTAAGCGGTAAACATACTCGACATTAGATGTATCAGTTGCGGTCAATTTCTCGCCGTTAACATCTAAACTAATTGTATTTACTGCGTTTTTCATCTTTAATGCTTGGCTCATAATGACGCCCTTTCATAATTATAATATATGCAAAAAACATATTAATCAATATAAAAATACATATTGTCAAAATATATACACTCGTATATAATAGTATATGTGCCGTATAAGGAAGGCATGGGTAAAATGGACAAAATCGTTTTGGAAGTGCTACAGGAGTTAAGGGATGAGGAAGACGCTAAGGGCGAAAAGAAAGCCTATTATGCCAACTTCCCGGGAAAGCTATACGAGGATTTCGAGAAGGCCATTGCGCCAGTAGCGCCGACCAAGTTCTTTCAGAGAGTCATGGCTAAGGTCGTGCAGCTTTCAAAGAAAAAGTAAACAAAGTTTAGATAGTTTTGAGTAAGTTGAGTATTACTCAAGGAATATTATCTTGATAATTATACACAGTTATTATATAATTAACTAAACAGGAGCTTAATATGAATATTATTTTTACGGTTGTTATTTTCTTTTCTTGTAGTGCCTTTGCTCAAATCGATACGAGCATTTATAAAAATGTAGGCAATTACAATCAACCCGTACAGCCGTATCAAATGCAAGTACAACCGGTCGCACCAGTTCAAGTGCCACAAATCAAGCAAACCGATTATACTTGTCTCAATAGATGTACCCAGTCTGGGTTGATGTACGGATTTTGCCAGTCAAAATGCTCTTATTAGGTGTTGAAGACCATACCATTGAAACTTAGGCGTCCACCGAAGATGCGCGGTAAGTAGAAAGAGTAAGTACCATCAGGGAAAAACTCGAATACACCAAACGCGTGAACCCAGTTTGTTGGCTTGCCTTTCATAAATGGCGCATCTAATCTGCACAAGCATCCAAGTGATACCGCTTCAATGAATCCGTTAATCGATGGCTGATGCGTGCTTAGAATGTCATGCAAGTGTCCGTAATAGATATTGCCCTTAATCACGTCTAGGTGTTTCTTTGCGTGATTTGATCCAACATAAAGGCCATGAGTGAAGTACGCCTTACCTACTTTTAAAAGCTCATTTAGCTCAATCAAGTCGTAACCAAACTCATCAAGGTTAAGAAGTTTCTTAATGCTGAGCTCGATTCCGAGTTCGTCTAGCCCATCAAACAGCTCTGGAAGCTTTGCAACCATTGCTTGACGCAGCCAGTCTTCATGATTGCCGCTTAAGTACAGCCTTGTTTTGCAATCCGGTGTCCGTAGCACAATCTCTTTTAAAAGTTGTCTCGCTTCGATCACTTCAGGCACTAATCTTTTTGGATCCATTGAATCACTAGGCCAATGCGAGATCCCTTCGGCATCAAGGAAATCACCCAAGATAATATGCGCGTGTGGCTTGTACCAGAATAAGAAATCTAAAAAGATTCTGACTGCGTTGTGATCTCTGTTTTTTACGTGTGTATCGGGTTGAACCACAACTTTTAAGCTTGAAGGATTGCCAGCACGAGCAAACATGTCGGCAAGGTCAATTTCGTTAATCTTAAAGCTTTCAACTACTGTGCGCTTATATTTGAATTTTTGGGCCTTATGTTCTTTTGCGAGCTCTGTGCCCAATATCCCAGCGGCTTTGAGTGCGTCGTTAAACGTGGGCCAGACTCTCATGACGTCATCAATGGAGTGATCACCGTAAACAGTATAATCGTGCTTATTCGGCAGCGATCCTTTTAGTTCGGCCACGCGCTTTAAATCCATAAGAAGTGCGTGCATTTTTACTGGGTCGGCCATCCAAAGCCCTCCAATTTAACTACTCAACGGTCAATAAAAACTCATCAATCCCATCTAGTGACTTCATAAAACTATTGAAAGCAACGCGGCTGCTCATCACCATCTTGCCGCCGTTTAATTTGTTCCCGATTTGAGTCCCAAGTAAAACGCATCCATCTGATTCATCGTTGTAATTACCGACGTGAATTAGAATGTTGTCGTGGTCTGGGACGCCAGTAATTTCAAAGACCTCATATCCAAGGTGAGGAGAAAATCGTCTAACGCACTTGTATTCACCGGGTGGAACCTTTGCGGCGTATCCATCACCGAATGGGTAAGAATGCTCAAGCGTAACCGCAAGCAAATCACGGCGGTCATTTAGTAGCTCCCCGAATATGCCGTCTTCTCTAAATTCTTTTCGGGTTAGCTTCATTTATTGACTCACCCTAAGCTTAAATCCCATGTTGATGAGTTTTGCTAAAGTTGCTGGGTCATTTAAATCATAGTACTCGCGCTTTTGCTCCCACCTACGGCACCACAGAAATCTGTCTGCACATTCTCGCCACGTGTAATAAAACTGCCCAGGCTTGTCAGGGCTTAGGAGCAGGGTTCGCTCCTGTAACGGAATAAGCGAAGGAGTCGGCAAGGTCGCGCAACTCACGCTCGATCCGATCGAGAGCAAGCTGGCTCCGGTAATTATCAGGCTGATCCATTTCTTCATGGTAGTCCTTTTTAAGTTCCAGGTATTTGTCCTGATACTTTGTTTTAATCTCGTCTGAGGCGATCGACAGTGCCGCCCCGAGTACTTTAAAAATTGATTCAATCATTTTTCCTCACGCGTCGATCGGGGCGAGGTTGAAAGGTTAAGACCTCTAACCCCGATCGAATACCCATCCGTTGGGTTAAGCCGACATTGGAGCGTTGATCTCTTTGATTAGAGAAATAATAGAAACGCCCACCTTTAATGATTTAGAAATAATTGCTGCGGCATGCTCGTTTGCAATGCCCTTCCCGATAACGAATGCCACAAGCTGGGCGGCTTCTGATTCATCAAGATCCGCAAGTTCTGGAATGGCTTGTCCAGCGTCCTCATAAGCAGCCAATGCCTTCGGATATAGAGGCATGATCAAACCAAGTGATTCAAAATGAAATTTTCCGTCTTTAAGTAGCTCTTTTTCAAATGAAAGCGCACTGAATCCAAAGTCCAAAATTTCCATCACGTTTTTAATATCTTTTTTTTCTGACATTTCTTTCTCTCCTAGTTTTTTTGCTAGAGCATTTTCAGCCCTAGATTGTTTAAATTTGAGATAGGTGTTTATTGCCATAGGGAGGCCCTTTACAACCGTCCATATAAACCCCAAACACTTAGCCCAAAAATTTGTATTTTCTTTGTTGAAGTAGTCATCTGCCATTCACCTTCTCCATGATCTGGTACTGCATCTGCTCAATTCGATCTAGACGTGGAACCACCTCTCTGTATGTTGCAAAGAACATGTGAACATATCCCAAAACAGCGAAGGCACTCCCGACGAGCCACATTAGAATCTCGACAGTGCTCACGCCGCGCTTATTCATTTCCTAACTCCATAAAGTCTGAATGTCCCTGCAGAGATGTTTCCTGATGACATTAAGAACCGAACCGCGTTGATGGTGTTAGTAGATCCGAAGTAAACAGACCCACCATCTACCGTAACAAGAGAAGGAACTTGACCGTGCATTACCACGTTCCACTTCATGAGCTTGTATTTGCTGCTAGTTGGAGTGAAAAGCCTGATATCACCTTGAAAGACCTCGCCAGTACTATTTCCAAGTCCGCCAATTACAACTATCTTTGTGTCTGATCCACTTGAACCAGTTGCACTTGGAGCAGCAGCGCCAGCGCTATAAACAAAGTTGTACGCGTAACTTGATGTAGAAACATAAGACGACCCTGCGTTCTCTGAAAACCTAATCCAAAGATCCGTGTTATCGGTAGCCGGTACAAGCCCGGTGATGACAAACAAATATTCGTCGTAAGTTCCATCAATACCAGTAGTGAAATCAATCTGTGCAGATGAGCTTGCAGTCTGAGCTGAAATTAATGTCATCCCAGAAACCGTGCTTAATAGTACCTTTTTGTTGGCTGATGCCGAAGCGTCAAAGGTTGGAACGTAATCCGCAGTACCGTCTGGAGCTGTATCTGCAGTTAATCCAGAAAACACAGTAGTTGCGAGCTTTGCCGTAGTAATCGCAGCATCCCTAATGTGGTCAGTGGTAACTGCTCGGTTTGCATCAACGCTTGGATCGTCGCGAAGCTTAGCTGCCGTTACAGCATCATCTGCAATTTTTGCTGTAGTAACAGCCGAATCTTGAATCGACGCCGTCACCACAGAGTTGTTTGTTGCAAGACCCACAACCCCGTCCACCGTTCTAACCGTTGCTCCACCAGAGTCTTTGATTACAAACTTGTAAGACAAAGAAACATCTAGCCAAATGTTAGCCTCGCCATTTGCGTCGAGCACAATCGGGTTTGCGTTTGAAGTTACACCGGTTGAGTCAGTGTAAGTTAGTTGTGGCGTAGTTGTGCCTGACTGGTAAGTGTAAATGCTTCCACCTGCGAGTGGGTTACCATTGGCATCGAAATATTGTGGTTTTAATACGGGAGCAAAGCTTACTGTAGCCATTATTTCCACCGTCCTTGTGAAATTTCGTTTTTGATTTCTTGAAATCGTTTTGAACCTGGCTTTAAATCGGAAGCCTCTCTGAGAAGTGTTCTTCCCTTTTCAGAGTTCATCAGAACGGCGGCGGTTGCTTTATCAACACCAAGCCTTTTAGCGCCTTCATTCGCCCACCTATCGAGGTTTGATTTTTTTTTGGTTTGAGCTGGGTTTCGATCTGTGATGTCCTCTGCCGCAACCTTCTGAATTGGTTCCGACAGGTCGGTTTTGCTCATTACTCCGATAGTATTTGCGAGCGCCGAAGGCGTTCTTTCTGTTGCTTCGAGGGCTGGCGCCGCCGTCCTTCCAAGCGACTCAAGACCGGCATCTCTAAGAAAGCTACCAGCTTTGTCTAGAGCTTTTGATACGAGAGGAGTTCCGTATTTTCTCATGCCCTTATTAGCCAAACCAAGCCCCGCACCAATAGCGGCATTTTTAATTTTATTTTCTATGCCATCACCGGTTGCGGCTCCAACCACCGCACCGCCGACGCTCGTCATGTAATCGCTTGGAGAAAAAAACCTATTCGCATTTTCACGTAAAACTCTGTCTGACGATATTCCTTCTAGCTGCGCAGCCATGCCGTATTTCTTATTTGCTTCTTTTAACCCCGCCAAAGCATCGCTTCCAAGAGCGTTATCAAGAGCCGATATTCTCGAATCTATCTTTTCGCTTAGCTTTCCGCGAAGTTTGGCAAGAAGCTGCTTTGCAAGCGGCTGATCTCTGAACTCTTTGTCGTAATTAATCAAGCTATCTACATCAACCTTTGCCTTTTGAAGCTGTAGGATGTTTGCATCGGGCCCAATCTCTTTGATGTCGGACAAAACCGACTGTACTTGCGGAAGCGCCTTTCTAAAACCAGCAGTTCCCTTGTATTCAGACTGAAGTGCGCTTTCAAACTCGTCTGCAAACTGAACAGGATTGAAAGCAGATTTCTCAAGTGACTGTTTAATTTCTGGAGTAATTTTTTCTAAGAATTTTGGATTATTTACAGCGTCGTTTGCGGCCTTGTAGGTTTCGGCAATCTTTGCACCGGCTTCCTGCTTAATAGCGCCTGATTTTGCCGCGACCGTTTCAAAGCTTGATCCGGGTTCAACCATTCCGTTATCAAGCATGAATCGTCCGAGGTCGTTAATTTTGTCTTTAGACGCTGCATTCCTGTAGTCTTTCAGCATTGCTCCCGAAGACTTAAATGCCCGCTCTTCTGCCTTCGAATTTAGCTTCCCGGCGAGGTTTCCGACTCCTTTTGCGGCGGCAGACGCTCCCTCAATTAATCCCTGCCCGGCTGCTCCAATTGTGCCACCTACGGCGAGGTTTCTTAGGCGATCTTCACCCTGAAGAATGTTCACTTCACCCTCAGTGTCGCCTGGATTTGAAAGTGCGCCGATAATTGCTCCACCTTTAGCGGCTTGGGCAACTCGACCGAGCCTGGTTGCGGCATTAATAGGAGTTAATCCGCTTGCAGCTATACCTGATGCAAGTGAGCCGCCAATTGTTCCAACGGCGGACGCAACGGGGTGATTTGATTCTTGGTCTTGTAGTCTCTTCGCATAGGCATCACGCTCTTGAGCGTATGTCTTTTCTTGTGGTGATACTGTAAATCCCTGTTCTTTTAGTTTTTTGTCTAGATCAGCATTTGGATCTGGCATGACTTTGCTAACAAACCCTTGAATTTGAGGCATGTACCCAAGGGCTGCCGCGTTTCCAAAGTGCTCTAATCCCGCTTGAGCTGCTTCGCCAATATCACCTTCTGAGCTTGCCGGTTTTTCTTTTTGTGAGTTTTCGGCTTTCCACTTTTGCTTAGCTTGCTCGACTAATTGATCTCGTTGCCACTTTTGCTTAGCTTGTGCAACAAGCTCTTCTCTCGTGGCCATTAGTTGCCCCCGATGTATTTTGTTAATTCTGCTTCGCTCATATTGTGGAAGTCAGGCATTGCAGAGTCGGCCGACGCATCTTTAATTATGGAGCCGGTCTTATTTCCCTTTTTATCCCATTTCAAATAAGCAAACGAACCCTCTCCCTGAGGGTCAAATCCAAGAGTTTTGTATCGACTGCGCATGATCTGTTTTAATTCATCGAGCTTTTGTCTCTGCATTTTTGGGTTATCAAGAGCAGATCTAGCAAGCGCTCTAAATCGCTCGCCTTCATCTTTGTTAATCGCCCCGCCCGATTGCATGCGGCCTACCGCTTCCTCAAATCTGCTTAATGCTGCGGTGTAATTGTTATCACCAAATGGGCTGTATCGGGGTACGTTTGAATTTAGCGCCGAACCCATCTCATTAATTGCATCGTTTGCCATGACGACATTGTCATACCGCTGCTTGTCCGAAGAATTTAGGCTTGCAAGCTTTGACTCTTTTGTCGGCGGCAGCAAATCTCCAAGCTTGCTTTTTGCTTCCGCATTTAGCTTTGCAATTTCTGCCCTTGTTTTACTGCGCGCCAACTCCCGATCCATTGGATCATTTTTAGCGCTTGTTAATTCATACTGTGCTTTTTTAATTGCCAAGTATTCAGGAGTATTGTTTAGCTGGTGCCCGATCATTGCTGCTGTTTCTGGTGAATACGGCATTGCTTCATTCGGAGCCAGATGCCCGCTATCGACTAGTTTTTTTAACCCCTGGTTCCACGCGCCTTCTCGCTTGTCTTCGGGTAGGCTCATCACAGAGTCGTATGTTGACCCAATTTCCATTAATTTCTTTTTTTGATCCGAATCCTTCATCTGTTTTGCTTCCTGGGCATTTCTGAGCCCAATCGACGAAAGTCTTGCAGCATTTGTTTGAACGTCTATCGGATCGTTTTGATCAAAAAGCTTTATGTTGTTGTAAATGCTTGTGTCGATAGACATTAGCTAACCCCCCAAAATGATGATGGTGACTGTCCGTAGTTGTATCCAGACACAGACCCAACCGGGCTGTTAGTGCCCAGCCCGCTTAAGTTTTGTTGCATCCAGTTTTTTTGGTCAGCCATAGCGGCCGTGCTCATACCAATGTTTCCTAGGTTTTTAATTGTATTCCCCCAAGCATTTGCACCAGCAATCTGTGCAGCACCTTGAGCGTTCGCAGCCCCCATCATGTTCTGACCAACTTGGTTTGCGTAGTTCTGCCCAGCTTGTCCGATCTGCGCGTTTGCGTTCTGACCAAATCCGGAAATTGAGGACAATCGATTGAACCTATTTGTCTGATCGTTGTTGAAACGGTTGTAAGCATTACCGTATTCGTTTGATGCGTAGTCTTGACCGTACTTAGCAAGTTCCTTTGCAAAGTTTCCAGACATTAAGCCACCCGACGCAGCAGCAGAGCGCTCTAATGCTTTTTGACCTTCCTGCATGCGGAAGTCATAGCCAGGATCTTTTTGGAAATCGGCCATTGTGAAGTTACGAGTGAGCTCTGGATCGATCTCATAATTTTCAGCGTTATTGTGGATGAGACCCTTATCAAGAGAGTCTTGTCGTCCGTTTGCATTCCAGTCGGCTAAAACGCGAGCTCTGATTTGATCATCGCTCTCACCGCCACCGGCTTCATTTCTTGCTTGCTGTGCATTTGTTACATAGGTATCAATCCAGCTGTTTTTGATTTGGTCTTCGTTTGTAGATGGGCCGCTTGCTCCATTTGCTCTGCGGAAAATACCGCCATTTCCATACAGAGCTTGAACACCAGCCTGACGCCAAGGATTTTGGTCAGTGCGCTGCTGATTATACATTTGCATTTGAAGCTGGCTTGCGCGATCAGCTGCGGCAGATTGCGTCTCTGCTGCGCTCTTTGCTCCTTTTCCGCCCAAAAACCCACTACCAATAGCGCCGACACCGGCAGCAATTCCTCCACCTAAAGGCATACTGATCTCCTCCTCAAATGAGATACATTCTCGTCAGTTTGTTCAAATCCGCGCCTTTTAAACCGTTCCGAGAGTCCAGGAAGGTTTGTCGCGCAGCTCACCATTGCAAATCCTCTTGCTAGTGCTGAAAACGAAAGGCCTTCAATCAAACAATCAAGAGCGGAGTTTCTATCCGCGCCGAGTGAATCGGGGTCAGACGATAAATTTCCGATCATCGCTAGATTTGCGTCTGTTAAGAATAAGAACCCTGCCGCAACCGGAATCCCGTTTTTGCATGCGACGATGCCTAGCTGTGGTAAAAATGCGGGATCAGGATGCGGAAAGTTGCGCTTAATGAACCATGATTTAATCAGCTCAAAATGAAGATCGAAATTAAACGGCACAAGATCAATGCTGGTATCGACGTTTGGAAGTTTTAATTTTGGCTGTTTTACTGGTTTTGAAACCTGAATTATTCCGCCGTTTGCCGATGAGATTTTAAATCCAGCCGAGAGGCATGCAATAGTAACAATCGACGAACACGAATCCTCTAGATATATTGATCCCGTGATTCGCTCACATTTTGCCTTCTCTGCAGCGTCTTCTAGCTTTTTTAAAAGAATTCTACCGTGTCCAGATTTTCTAGACTCTGGTTTAACGTAGAACTCGATAACGTAGCAAACAGGCCCATCGTCTCGATAAGCAACAAAACCGTGCTCATCTTGAATGATCTTTCCACGCGATCTTTCCGAAATGTATTTGCCGTAGTGAGATTCTGATAAGTTAATCATACGGTACGCTCCGTAATCCTGAGCGATGAGAGGTTGATGCCACCGAGAAGTCGCGATCCGCCGGATCCGTTAAATGTCACTGTTGCTGCTGACCCTGCACCGGCGCGGACTTTGAAAGTTGTGGCACTTGTAGTCCCTGCCGCCATTTCATGCCTAAATGACAGTTTTACTATCCCGCCTGAAGTCTCTACAAACTGAGCGCACCCAGCGACAGAGTTAGCTGTGGAATCTTGAAATAAAGCTGCGATCATCGTCACGTTTGCCGCGCTTGCAGATAGAAACAGCTCGGCATCGATTACAAGCCTATTTGTTGCAGATTGAGGGGTGATGCTAGCGGACAAGAACTCAGTGCCCTCAGTGTTCTGAGGGATTGTGTCGTCAATTGGGATTGTAGTTGTTCCCGTGGTTACTGCACCGCTTTGAGTAAACACGTCTTGAACAATTCGTGATGCTTTTGCGTCTGTTGCAAACTTCGCGAGCGTAATCCCAGCATCTTTTACGCGCAAGGTGTCTGAGTTAATTTCAACCGTGCTGTTATCTGTATTTACTGCTAGCGGTGAACCGGCGCCACCAATTAACCCACCACCCGCAACAGACGCGGATACCTTCGCTTCGGTGACGGCTGCGTCTTCAATTCTTGATGTAGATACAGAATAGAGCTCACTGTTCGAGCTTGCGATGTTTCCACCTACTCGCTCAAAAAGACGAATAAACCAGTCAGCCCAAACGGGTGTGAGTACACCCATGTCATCGATCATTGGGGTCTTAACCAGTACTGATGGAAGCTTTGTAGACATTACGCGGCCCCCACTTCGACGTTTAACTCAGCACCGATAAGCACCGCTTTCACTGGATCAGTCATGCTGACCTCGTAAACCCGGTCACGAGACATCCCAAGGCGGCGCCAGATTGCTCTGGTTTTAAATTTTCCAATCTTTCCAGCTCCGACCCAGTACTCGCCAGACCAAGTGTGACCGCCGTCGTCTGACCATCTGAGCATCACTTGGGGGTCGGTTCCTTGTGCGGTTCCATCCAGTCCGACGCCTGTTTCCATGTCGATCTGAATTGAATTGTGACGAACTAACTTTAATCCAGACGAGAAGTGAGGAGCGGCCCTAATGCGTTTGATTGGGGTCGTGTCGTCGTAGTAGTAAGAAGCGTCTAGCGAATAGATCTTACCGTTTGAATAATCGCCGACGACATTGTAGCCGTAACCAATTGCGTGGCAATCAGCTCGATCTCGTTCAAGTGACCAAAGATTTAGGTACACTCTCTCATGCCACATGTTTGTAGATGCGTCATATACCCAAGTTGATGATGCTCCAGGGAAGTTAATACAGTAAAATGCGTGACCGCCCTGCTCGTAAACCCATGCGCGCGAACTTGAGAGCGTAGTCTGATCAAGGCCACGAATCACGCTTTCCACTGCTGGAGTAGAAATGGGTTCAGCCTGGTATCCGTTCATGCGATAAATCACGCCGCGGCCCGTGTCTGATCCACCTAAGAAATAAGGAACACCTTTAAGCTTTGCGATCGATTGAGCGGCATAACATCCGATGTCGTTCACGGCTCCACGAATGCGAGAAAACGGAGTGACACCGTCGTCATAGAAAACTTCGGTCGATTGCGCACCAAACATGTAAATATTTTGGTTAGCCGCAATTAATCCAACCAAGTTGTCAGGGCTACCAATCGCTGACACGACATCAAGAGCCGCGAAAGTAACGGCGTTAATTCCAGAGAAAAACGCAATTTGCGTGCCAGTTTTATTAAAAACGAAATAACCGTCGATATAGGTAACGGTGTCGCATGGATAGAAATTTATATCTGTGACTTGTGTGAAGGTGCTCGTGTTTACGTTCCAGTGATACCCATTCGTGCCGTCTACAAGGAAAACATAAGTCCCATTGTCGGCAATGGACACAGCTCCGGTTGACGTGGTCAAAGTCCCGAGCTCAGAGGCTGCCCATGCGCTTGAAATTGAATAGAACTTGTTTCCACCGACTGCGAAAAGAGTGCCGTTAGATGCCCGATAGAGCGCTCTAACAGGAGAATTTGGGAGCGTAAGTCTAAGGCGCTTTCCAGGGGTCGGCACTAAAGATGCGACTTCTCGCTCCTTACCCGTGCCAAGGGCGTCCATTTCAACCATCCAATTCACGCAGCGCTGACTATCGACGTTAACCGATTGCGAGGTGTATGATGGCCCGATGAAAGCAGGAAACCTCAATTGAAATTACCTCCTGACACAAAATTAAATCCTCGGTGTGCGGCGACAGCCCCATCGCACCGTAGGATCTCAATTTCTGTATTCGTTCGCTTAATGAGCGCCTTTGATTCCATGGCAGCACTTGCAATTTCTGGAGTGACCTGTCGCCCATATTCTGGAGCAAGATCAATCGCTAAATTAAAGCGAAGCATGCGCAAGTAACCAGGTGGGAAGTCAACCGTGGTATCTAGTGTTGAAATCTGTGAAAGCGCGCGAAGGGTGTATAAATTTAAAGTGTTTGCCGCTGATGGCGTTGGATAAAGATAAAGCGTCCGCGCTGGATAGGCGCCGTTATCCCAAAACATCTCAGGGATATTTGATTGAAGTGACTTGTTACCGATCCGAGCGTACTCGACTTCTGTGAGCGGCTTCATGGCGTACTCTTGGGTGCCGACTTGGATTGTTGCAAAATCAACACGCATGGGACGAGTCGTGATGGATCCACCAGAACCAAGCAAATAGCTTGATGTACCTGGCGTTAACGTGATCGAGGCTTCTTTTTTCTGTTCATAAATGAGCAAGTTTTCATTGCTTAGGCTGTCTATGAGTGCATTTAAAGTGACAAGGCCGTCAGACGCTTCACCCGCTTGAAGTGACTCTCCCGGTGCGATTGCGCCGATTAACCTAAGTGATGATGTGATTAACTCGCGTCCTGTCATTCATTCCCCTTGTTTTGTGGTTTTGCGCCCGAAAGCCATTGACCTTCGGGCGCGTACCGTAAAACTAATTAGCCCAAGATCTTACAAGCCCACTCTGGACGAAGTGCGGCCCAGCCGTACATCACGTCCATACGACATCGGAACTTGTCGTTCGAGAAGTCGAAGTCACGAACCACGCGCAAGCTGATGCCAGTTTCTGGGTCTGTTTCAACCGCAGAAAAGTGCACACCTTGTGGGAGTTCGAGTGGAACGAATGCAAGACCGAAAGACTGTTCGTGCATCAGGAGGTTGTGAGCAGTAACTGCAGAAGTACCGACAGAAGCACCACCAAGGGTGAAGCTCAGAGCGGCGTTATCTGCTGGAGCTGCGACAACGTTCTGGAGTGAACCAGAGCTATAAATCGCAGGACTGATCACGATGGTACAGTTACCTGAACCGTCAGACGAAGCATCGGCAGTCACAACGAATTGTTGAAGCTGACCGGTGTCTTGCTTAGTGATTGGGTTACACTTGTTAACGCCAGCGATAGAGAAAATATCGCCCGCTTTAACGCGGTTTGCAGCGGCAGCCGTCCAGCCGTCAGTGATGAGGGATGTGGTTCCGTTTGCAACCGATGCCATGTTCACAAGCGGAGTACCTCCGCGCTGACCAGATGTGTTGGAATACACGTTTTGTGCAACCATCCACTCACCGCCAGCAGCAACACCCATCACGCCGCGCTTATATTGTTTTGCAATTGAATCGCCATCTTGGAAAAGGCCTTTCAATGCGTCAACAATTGAAGTCGAAGCCGCCGGGTTGATCAAGTAAGAGTACTTATCGTCTTGTGGGCCAGCTGACTCCATGACTTTTTGCTTGGCTTGCAAGTAAGTGAGGAGTGCGCTTGGAGTGGTCGCAGCAGTACCGACAGCGTTATAGACCTGCTTTGCAGCAAGGGTCAAACCGTCGATATCTACTTGGTTCACGAGTGCCAAAGCAGCTGGAGAAAGATAGCGGCTAGAGAACTCATCGATGCTCAAAGTCAGGTCGCTTGACAAGAAGTCAAAACCAACGTGCTTTTGAGTGTCGATTGACAATGTGACAGAATCTTCGGTCACGTCTTGAGCTGAGTAAGTCGCGCCGCTTGTTACTGTGAAACGGTTTGGCTTACGGATTTTTTCTGAGGTACCGATCTTGGCACCTTTTTTAGCGAAGTCTTTAGAATAAGATTTATCGACGTTTGCCGAGAAACCCATTCCGTTTTTAAATTGCATGAGCGCTTCTTTAGCGATCATGCTTGGGGTCAAAATACTATTTGCCATTTAAGGACTCCTTAAAACGGCAGCCTCTCAGCGCCGCTTCATTTGTGCGCGCCGACGCTCAACGTATTCGACAAATGTGAGCTCAGGGTCGTCAAGCTGTCGCAATGCCGTCCCCTTCGTTCCACCTACCGGTTCAATTGGTTTCGGTGCGCTGGTTGTTTTTTTTGTTTCTTTGGTTTCTTTTTGTTCAGAGGCTTTAAGAGCAATTCGCGCTTCGATCTTCCCGATCTCACGAGCAGCCGAAAGCGGGCCAAGTTTTACGATTCGTTCAAACTCAGCTCTATTTTTTGCTAGCTCATAGGCGACTTGCGGCCCGAAATCAGACTCAAGGATTGCGGCTTGAATTGCCGGAGTAATCGGAACATCTTTTGCATCATCCAAAACCTCATCGAAATCATCGACAGTTTTAGCAAAAGCATTCTTGCGCTCATGATAGGCTTTAAAAACCTTTTCCTGTTCGCTTAGAAAGTTCTTTTTATCGGCTTCAATTTTAGCTTTTTTCTCACGCTGATCGAGTTTCCAATCCGTTAAGGCATTGATGTACTCTTTATGCGTTTCGAAATCGTCCGGGCTTGGTTCAGCATCGTCCGACTTTGTAACCGCTTGCTTTGCAGGTTCTTCTTTCTTTTGGTCATTTGGCGCTTTTAGTGCCTGAGACTTCCAGTACTCGATTTCTTGCTCAGCCGCCTTTTGGCGTGCGGTCATTTTGTCGATTTTCCGCTGAAAACCGCCCTTTTTCTTCCCTTTGTCTTTACCAGACTCCTCGGCTTCATCTGATTCATCAGAATCAACCTCATTGTCTCTGGCCTCTGCTTCTAAGGGTTCCGAGTCCTTAGTTTCTTTCTGCTCAGGTTTTTCAACCGGCGCGGATGTAACCTCGACCTTTTCGCCACGACGCAATTTTTGAAAATCACTAAAAGATAACGACGGGTCGCTAACATCTGTGATCACTTTTGTTTCGGGTGTATGGCTTTGGTTTTGTGTTTCGGTCATGGATTGTCTCCAAGGATTTGACCCGGTGATGGCCCGCCGGTAGGTTGTGGTTGTGTCTGCGGTACAGCGCCCATAGCGCCATTAGCGGACTCAAAATTTTGTGAAGGTTGTGGGTTTTCGTTTGCCGGAATTTGCGGCAGTAGGTCGATGTGCTGCTGGATTCGTCCGATTTCGGCGGTGAGTACTGCAAGCGAGTCTTTGGCGCTTAGTTTCGCGCGTTCGATCTCTAGCTCAACCTCGAGCTTCTTAAATTCGATTCGCTCTTTTGATTGAAGCTCGACAAGTTTTTGCTCTTTTTCTTGATTCAATTGGTTAAGCTGCTTTGTCAGCGCTTCGACCATTTGACTCATCTGCTGCATTTGAGCCTGAATTTGTGGTGGAATGTCTTTGCTGTTTTTGTCATCAGCCAAACCTGGTGGAAGGGTCTTTTTAAGACGCTCTGCGATCTCTTGAGCTCCTGGCCAATCCATGTTTTTGGCAATGATGTCAGGTGCCGCTTGCATGATCTGAGGAGCGGCACGCGCCATCTCAAGCATTGAGGAAACCGCTTCCTGGCGCTTGGTCTGGAATGATGGGCCTGTATCGATTGTCACGTCGTACTTGCCGACACTCATGTCATACATGACTTGTTTTCCGTTTTCTTCAAACGGACGATTCAGATGGACGACGCGCTCATCACCCTCATCGCCCAAAATTCTTGCAGTCTGTTCTGTGTCATAAACGTAAGGGATGATGTCGTTTAAGATTCGGCCTGTATGACGAATGGACTTGTTTAGATTGTCAATGAAGTGAAAGTTTGATGTGTTTGACTGCGCCGTTCTTCGCTGAATGGCGACGCCAGACGTCTCATTTGATTGATTTCCAAGTGCCGCATCAAAAACTCCGGTTGATGCTTTTAGGTCATCGCTTGCTAACATCCGAGCGTTAGTAATCGCCTGAGTTGAGATATCAGACGACGCACGCTGTGGCGGTGGCACGACCTGATTGCCCACGATCATGTTGTAAGGAAGGTATGAGTTATTTTTACGATTCGCCGTCTTCCAAATGTTTTCAAATCCTTCGATTTGTTTTGGATCAGCGATGAATGGGGCTTTAGGAGCAAGTGCGATGGCTTCAGCTTCAGCAGACGCCATGAAGTTGTACATGCGGGCCGGGTCTTTTGCGTCTCTTGTGATGCCCTTTAAGATCCGCTTGCCATCGATGTAAATGTCTTTCCCGTAGCACGGGATGATTGGGATGTATTTTCCTGGGAATGTGGTCTTTTCTAAGATCTCGGCGCCGTTTAATTTAATCCAAGCGATTTTCGGGATTTTGGTTTCGCGCTGATCTTCGATCGTAACGCCATCCGGAAGCCCGATCTCATCAACTTTTGACTTTAGGACTTCTTCGCCTGTTGATAAAAGAAGTAGAGTGTCCGGAACGTATTTCTTATAAAAGTACTCGGCGATTCGAACACTACCGCCAGGAAGCCATACCGGGGCTTGATCGCCAATAGAGAGTAGACCGTCTTGTCCGGCTAGTTTTGATTTTGGATAAGTGAGGTCGTATTGCTTTTTAGAGAGGTCATCAAAAACGAATCCAAACTCAGCATCGGATCCGTCTGGAAGCTTGCTTAATGGGTCAAGGTAAGCAGAGAATGGATTTTTAATTTGAACGATCTTTGCTTCTTGCTTAAATGACGTAGGGTCACAGTACTCGGTGATCACACGCAAGTAGCCAAATCCACCCATGACAGCGAATTCAAACGCGTTCGCGTAAGCAATGTCGGCATTGGAGTCGTATTCAATGTGGCGGATCAGTCCTTGGCGAACTTTTGCCGTTTGAATGTCGGCCTTGTCATCAACTGGACTTACCTTGATTGATGGCTTATTTTGCCGCTGATCATTTGTGATCTGGTTTACTACCTGGGCCATGCGGTTGATAACCAGGCATGGTCTACCGTCTTCTCGACGCTCGTTTTTAATGTCCTGGGGCCACTGGTCGCCAAGAACAAATTCGATATCGTCTTTAGCTAATTGTCGGTTTGCTGATTCAGCCTGAACACATTGCGAGAATCGCTCTATAGCTTCCCGGTGCAATGCCTCATCGCTTGAGTCGTCATTGGCATTGTCGCTCGGATTTATTTCTTCGGAAGTTTGCGCCACAAATTAAAGTTTGAGGCTGAAAAATCTTTACTCTATGTATAAGGGATGTTTACAAAATGTATAGGCAGGCGGTAATGTGTACGGCAAGATGAGTGATGAAATTAAAGCCACATGGAACCTAGACAAACAAATAACGGTTGCCAAGTTTAGCCCCGAAAAGGAGTTGGAATTAAGACTAGAAGGCTACGCGCGTGCGATTGAGATGCTTAAGGCCATACCTTGCGCATACGGCGACGCTGACAGCGGCCTGTGTGAGTGTTACGGCTGCCAGCAGAGAGGTGGGGCCAACTACCTCGAGGAGAGCAACCCGTGGAAGAAATGAAACCCGGTCGTGAATTAGACGCGCTTGTTGCCGAGAAGGTGATGGGTGTTGTGTGGTGTACGATGCCAAACGACCCAGCAATTGGATACGTTGTTCATGGAACCACTGGACAGACTCACTCGGTTCCTCAAATGATCTGGTCTGGGACGGGCTGGGTTTATGAAGGCATCCCATACTACTCCGCCGACTTCACAGCGGCTTTTACGGTCGTTAAACAAATTTCTAAAGGTGGCTACCCGTGGCCATTCAGAGAAATCATGCATGAAAATGCAGACGTTGATGAAATACCTTTTCAGATTTGTCTCGCAGCATTGAAGGCGGTGGGTGAATGAAAGACGCTGAAACAATTGATAGCATAATGGAAAAAGTGCCAGAAAGAGTTCGTTATCGTTGGTGCGTTTCCAGATGGTGCGCGTGTCTAGGATGTGTAAACAATATGGCCAAAGCCGATCTTTCAAAAGAAGAATGGGAGTCATGGGTTGCTAGAAACCCCAAGCCCACTAAAGGCGGTCGGGAGTGAATAAGCGTGAATTCAAGAAGACTTTAATGCAAAATCCATCAACTCATTTCTATAAATATATGCCGAATGAAAACCAGTGGGTTAAAGAAACGGATTTGAATAATATTTCAAACGGCCCACGTATAGTAATGGCCAAAGCAGATTTTTATTTTTTCAAAGAAAAAGTTCGCCAAATAGAGCATGAGAATAAAGAAATGAAGCGGGTTATTGATGCCCATATCAAAAAGACGCTGGGTTAACTAACCCATCCACCCCATGGATCCTCCGCCGTGATCATACGTCTGAATCGGCTTTGGTTTGCTCTTTTGTGTTTTCATTAGCGCTAAAATGTATGCGCTAGCAAAGTCCGGCGAGCGACCAATTCTAGACACAATGTCGTCCCTGGATTCAACCTTAATCTTTGAACCTTGAAGCCTCCACTTAGGAGCGGATAGATCGGCTTTTAGTCTTGAATCGGGCGGGAGCGCAATTCCTGTGTTTTGTGATGGGTCAAGCGCTTCCCTAAACTTCCACCAAAGCTCTGACCTAAGATTGAAAAATTTAAGAATTCCTGAAATGTCTGTCCCAAATGAACTCTCGGCAACATTGATCCCTAAAACATGCTGGCCAGCGTCTTTTAAGAAGTCAAACGGTGCGGATCCAACGCCGATCACGTCGATATGGATTGGTGCCTTATCTCTGAGTGATGAAATCACAAGACCAGCAGTAGACGGCCCGTCAGGAGTTTCTTTACCTGGGTAACATAACGGCTCATCAAACCACATGCCATGTCGTCTTGCGATGACGGTGTTATCTTTACCACCGCGAGCAACGTCAACACCAAGAGAATCCATTGGGTCAAGCCTTAGTGCGCGTACCCATCTAGCCATTGCATCTTCAATCCATTTTGTTGGAATGACTTGAAACGGATCATCCTCTAGCCCTGCATGGAAATCACCGTTTAACATTTGGGATCTTAATGGTTCTGGTAACGCTTGAAGCGTACTCATGTAGCCCGTACCCATTAAGTATGGGTTATCGGTCACACGGGACGGGATGAATGTTCTGGATTGTGGTTTAACGGTTTCGCCGTTATGAGTAATTGTGTCGCCATTAGGCAATTCGATGTCCTTACCATCTACCGTCGCAAAGTAACGAAGCTCGCCAGGTTTAGCGGGATTGGGATGATTCTTGTCAAGCCATGGTGCGAAGAATGAAATGACCCATTGGCCTTCTGCTGATGTCGGCGGGTTAAACGTGAATAAGGCTTGGCACCTTTGATTTTTGTCTGTCGTTCGAAGCCATCCAAGTAAAAATTTAACCTGGCGCTCAAGGAAATTTGTCGCCTCATCAAATACAAGAAAGTCATGCGGCCTTCCCTGGTATTTGTTCTCATCACCTAAATGTGGAACAGAACCAAACTCAATCTGACGATTTTTAAGTCGCCAAATCTTATCTTGCCCGTTGTAACCGTCTCGACTTCCAATGAGCTGAGTTAGGCGGTCAATTACGCCCGTTAGCTGTGTAGCCTCACGGCGCAAGATCATGATGTTCTTATGGAGTCTTAGCGACTTACCGCACGCAAGGTCTGTCTTTCCCCCTCCAGCGGCTCCGCCGTATCCTAAAATATCAGCTTTACTCTCAAATGCTAAAAGTTGTGGGCCAGGAAGTGGCTTCCATGTTGAATCCCTGCGCTCCAATTCTTCCTGTAGCTCAATTGCCTCAATACTTTCAGCGCGGTTCATATTCCAAACGTCCCAACCATCCAGTGATATGATGCGAGCAAGCAAACGACGTGAATCAGCTGGTCAAATCCGATCACTACAAAAAAGTCATGCACTCGACCTTGTGCCCACATTTTAGAGGATACGCGGCTTGTTACGGCATCAACACACCAATGAGCGGCGCCGTTAAAGAGTGCCCACTTTAAACCAATTGGTATCAGTGGCAATGTGTAGACGACAATATGGGTTGTTAGCCATTTAAACGACTTGCTTTTTCCCTTCGCCATCTTGTCCGTTTGAAGTACAAAGTCTGCCAAAAAGTGCGCCAACAGGACTAGAATCATCGTGAACATTTTCTAAATCTCCTAAAACACGCATGATGTTATCTAAAATCACGTCAGACCCGCCCAGTCCATAAAGCGTAATCGCTCGGTGAATTTTCCATCGCGTTACTTTAATTTCTTCTTCTCTTTCCATCGCTTCCTTGCGATTGCTCGCTTCGCTAAAATCTCATCCACTGCCGCTGACTTATTCGGGCACACTCTGTCGCTAATTGCGGCCTGCATTCTTTTCTTAGGTTGTTTAAAACCCTCGCTCATCGCTTGGATTTTTCCTGTCTCACGATTTCCATTAGCCTCTCGCCAAGTTTTAGCGGTACGGCGTCCAATTTCCCGCAGCAGCGCTTGCACTTAAGTCCTGAACCGCAGGGGCATTGGCTGTTTCTGATTTTATGCAATGGGTTTGAAACAAGTGGCTGTGAGTTGTCGATTACTTCATTCACCTTTTTTGCGAGTCGTTTTTTATCGCCAATCATTCCTTAACCTCGTTGCGCTTTGACATAAGCTCTGCCAATCTCGCCTGAATCTGCTCATCTGATAGCTTTGATAGGTCTTTTGTTTCGATGGGCTTACCATCTGGGCCTGAGTGTTCAAGGGCCGACTTGTCTTTTTGGTTCAAGTACTGCTTTCCTAACCATATTTGCATGGTCGCGTTTCCATCTTGTGCAAGCTGCCACTGTGCGCGACGAAGTGCGACTTTACCTGATCCTCGTTTTTGTGCGAAATACTCCGCAAAAGTCATGCCATGTACCTCCTGACATCGGCGAGCGACTGTATCTACCGAGCATTCAAAGAACTGCGCGATCTCTTCCTCTGTGCATTGCAACGCGCACAATTTGTCTAAGCTATCAAAATCGACTTCAATTTTTGGTCTACCCATCACCATGGGCCCCCGTCGATATCTTTGTATGCGTCCATATTTGGCTCAGGAATGAGCGCGACCTGAAAGACATGGTTCTGATACTTCATGATGTCTACAAGCGCCTGGGAGTCGTTTTGATCTAAATCAAATGAGATCCTAAGTGCGCCGTCGGCTTGGGTCGCTGCTCTTGCAAAGTGTGCCTTGAATGTGATCCCGACCTGATCCTTGTCGTGCATGATTCAAAGAATATCGGGCGTAAAACTTTATGATAGTTTTACATAATGTATAAGTATTTTTTACGTAAAACTTTAGTATAGTAACCACATGAGCGATAAGTCTTTGGATGATGTAATTGGGGGTTTTGAACTTGGTGGCGCGTCAGCCGAGATGGGCGAAGATAGAAAGCCCATTACCATTTGGGTGCACAAGGACTACAAAACAGATTACGACGATTTGCAGCGCAAGAGCAATGGGCAGTTCTGCAAAACCCTACGACAAATTTTCATGCTTTCGATCGATAAGGCTAAATCAAAAGTGGGCTAGAGCTCGCTTTGGGGGTGGGTATGGACGAAGAGACATTAATGCGAATTGAGGCTGACTGGGTTCGAGACGGCCAAAAGCTATATGACCAAGATGCGATTGAGCTAATCAGGCTTGCTAAGATTGGCGCGCTTCTTCTAGCGCCTGCCGAGCACGAGACATCACAAGATCCACGCTGCGGAGCTATTTAGTGCGTCGGGTCTGGTTGTTCTAAGCTTGCGGCGTCTTCAACCGCTTCTCTAACCTGTGGGAGTTTCTCCCAAATTTCATTTCTTTTGTCGTCGTTTGGTTCGTCAAGTAGCTCACACATGAGCATGTACATAATCTCTAAACACCGCTCGCGCTCGGACAGTCCCGGTCTAAACTTCAGCGTGATAAACTTTTCCTTGTTCACACTTTAAATTGTAGCACAGACCTCATTGTAAATGCGGCGAAGTCTTCTCAGTAGTCGCGGCGACAAACAAAACTCAGTTTCAAATATGCTTTGAATGCGCTCGAACTCCTCTCGACTTGGGTGTGTTGCGTCCATCTCTTGGTCAATTGCGTTTATCGCTCTTGATATTTGCTCCTTACGGTCGATCTCTTTATTAAAATTGCACCCATACTCTCTCACGCAGATCCCCTCTTCCTCATGCATCCGCTGCACACCGAGCCCTGACCTTTAATGAACGGCATCCCGCAGTCCTTGCACGTCTTCTTTGAGCACGCATGACAAGTCGGTAGTTTATTCGTGTGCGGCTTCCCACATTTAGTGCATCGCCCTGCCTCGCCGCTTGAGAACCTTCTTTTGTAGCTGTATGAAATTTCGGTCACTTTTTATACTCCATCCACGCCTCAAATTCGCAAGCCATGCGGTAGGTTGGAATTACATACCCCCAACGCGTGTGCAAAGAGCAGTCGCCATTAAAGTTTGAGTTAGAGGCTGTACATACTCCGGCAATGGTTGAGATTAGACACAATAAAAAAACTAAATGGCACATGAAACATAAAAAATCCTTCACTTCCAAATCTCCTTCTTTTTCTCGGTGAGCCAACGACATGTGTTCTCGGGGCAGTAGTTACTCAAAACACGCTTGCCTTCGGTTGTTATAAGCATCTCCACCGCACGGTCGAATCCGCGCTGTTCGGCTGATGTAATGGCCTCATTATTGATGTGCTGAATTAAAAAGTCTTTCCGGCCTTGGCTTCTACAACAGTGGCAGTGGCATGTGTTTAGTGTCATTCCACGCCCTCACCATTATTTTCATCCATTTCGCGTAAAATTTTACGGGCGCGTAAGCCGCATTTATGACGAAACCCGAAATAACTGTCATCATCAATTTTCTCAATGTCTGTTTTGGCGCTTTCTGTAATTAATCTGTCGATTGCCCAATTTTCCTCATTCCCATAAAACTCCAAGCACTCCCTCATCCTCCGCATCGTCTCAAGAATTCGGCCTATGGTTTCGGGATTTGCGGCTGCGATGTAAGCGGCATCACGCGCATAAATAAATCTTTCTCCATTCGGGTACAGTCTTTTGTCGTCGGGCTTATAGCTATCTGGGCCATGGAGCAAAGACCAATTTTCATTATCGTGTCCAGCACAAGAACAGTTTTTTTCTCCAGTTGTACAATTTTCAGTCACTATGTACGTTGGATTGGTGCAATTTTTGTAGTCGCAGTAGTAACGAGAAAAAGAATGATGCCACTTCCCCGGCGTCGCCAACTTGCGCTTCTCTTCCAGAGCATCTAATTCTTTTTGTGTGATGAGTTTCATACACTCGGTCTCCAAAACCGATCCCACAAAGATCGCTTAGATAATTTCCAGTCCGATTGACACTCCCAACAAGGATGTAAAATTCCGGTGCTGGTGTCTTGAACCGCACTTTTTGTTTTACATACAGCACAAAGATAGTTGTGATCCATAATCATAAACTCACGTTTGAAAACAAACTCTGCTTTCTCTATCGGAGTATCCCATGTAACTTCTTTCACTTCTCCTCCTCCATCGCCGCTTTGAAATCAGGCTCGTAGAAAGCGAAATCATGCCAAGCTCTGTTCAGTCGGAACTCGCCACTGATAATGTGCTCGCCTTCCTTTAAGCAAAATCTGTCGCGTTGGATTTGATTACTTTCAAGCTCGGCTTCGCAAAGCTCCACAGCTTTCGCATGCCATTCCTTCATCGCTTTTTTCAGTAATCGAATGCGTGCTTTTAATTCGAGCACTTCAGTTTCACAGCTACAGTAACTCACTGTTTCTCCTCATTCATCGCCGCATCGATGGCATCTCTGGGGGTCTTACTGTAATTCCAATAATTGCTGCTCTCCGATTCAAGACAGAATCCTTTCCCAAATGGAACGACTCTAATCTCTCTTTCAATCATCCAATCCAACCGCATAGTGTCGGGGTGGGGTTCGGATTGAACGAGATCAAATTCCTCGCATTTTTCGCATGACCAACGAAGCTTAATTCCGTGAATGCAATGCTCTTGGTTTGTTTCTCCATAATGGAATTTTTGAACAAACCTATTGTTCTCATTTGCAATATCGATCATAGCTTTCATCCCATCTCCTTCCGAAACTCCGCGAGCCGGGTGAGTGCAGAATGTGCTGTATACGCCGCTGAGCCTTCTCCCTTTTCGAAAACTTCGGCTTGATCTCCGTCTTTAATGTTGTGTCCTAAATCGCCGCCGACAATAATGTCGTGCCAGGCTTTTTTGTCCGCATAAAAACTAAGCGCCGTCTCCATCTCCCCCAGCATAGACTCGTATGCGGTGAGCTTGGATTCAAGTTTATCCGCTCGGTGATTTTGATCACAGATTGCTTCCCATTCGGCTGAATGGTCTTCAATACACTGCTTCAACTCCGCGACTTCCTCATCGCGTGATGAGTGGCCTGCTTTGAAAGCATCCCGATATCTCCTGAGTGTCGAGATCATGGTGAGGATGGTGGCGGGGTTTGCGGCGGCGATGAATTCGGCGTCTGCAATCGCTTCTTCATTTATTTCTTTATAAAGGTGCATTGGCCCATGTGCCATGATTGTAGCTCGCACTCCGTCTGGCCATTCAATCCGGCCAGTCCAAATACTTTCCGACCATCGCCCAGGAGTCGCCGCCTTCGCCAAGTCCTCAAGCTTGTTTATTTCTTCGGGAGTCAACATATCGCTACTCCTAGAGGGTCTTGTGGTGACCATCCTGGAGCTGATCGCTTCAATGGGTCATAAGTCGGGGTAACGGGCTTTTGACTAAGATCCCCAGTGGTAAACACATAACCAAGATGCTTCTCGATCATCTCAAGCGTCTCTTTACTGGCTCCATCGCGATGATCAATAGTTTTATTAATTTCAAACCATCCCTGTAACCAGTAACAAAAATCTCTGCTATTCATCTCTTCTCCTCTCTAAATCCCGCCGCCACACTGAACCAAAATTATTTTTGAATGCAGCGGCGGGCTCCCACAACGATGGGAAAATTTGGCCGATCCGAGGTGTTCAATCCCGAATGTCACAGTCATCGGCTCTACTGACCGCCCAGATAATTTCGGTCTGCAACTACTGGGCCTTGCAGATACGTCTTGGGATAACGCTCACCAAGCGGCGCTATAGATCGATCTTTCGACCGAAACTTAAAGATTACCCGTCAACTTCGCCACCACAAGAGATGCGATGAACGACACTCCTGTAATTACTCCCATGACTCCTTGGCTCTGAAATGGGATTACATTAAACCCCTGCAAGAAGAACATGATCGAGACTGGGCCGATACAGATCAATAGTGCTGCGATTAAACCTTTATTCATATTTAGTTCCTTTTAAGCATCCGATAAAATCCCTCGAACGCGATGCCAAATACGACACGAAGGATGACGAAATCAATAATCGTCGAGTAGTGAATTTGATAAGTGACGATGAGTGTGAAGACGCAAGCAAGAAACACGAATTGCGCAAGATGCCAGCCATCGGTGAGGAAGGCGAAGATCGTAGAAGAGCCGGGGAATGCTTCGCCTTCGATGATGTATTCTTCAATTCCTGTGGATGGGTCAACGACACCTGATGGCGACCATTTCCATTTTCTTGAAGACCCAAGATTCTTAATCCAATAGTTTCTAGGCGAGAATTGCAGATCACCCTCAGAGCTTCTGTCCATCACAGCCTTAGAAAATGCCGCAACAACCAGTAATAAAATTGAAATAATCATTTTGTGAGTACCAATTCGTCAAGCCACTTCATGCGTGTGCCTGCCCATACTTATAAGCGAACACCGCAAGTGCGATGTAAGCCCAGTGAATCATCATCGGCACTCCCTTGCTTCCAAGGAAGTATCCGATGATCAGTAAAAACCCCTTATTCATACACCCTCCAGAGTCTTTTGGATCTTCTCCAGTAAGTTCGTAGTGATCTTCGTGATCCGCTCTCTCAGCGCACCTTTCAGAAAAAAGTGGTCAACTAAGAAGATAGCGCCAAGCGTGTACAAGGTGCCCTTGTGTTCCTCGATATATTTTTTTAATGAATTCATAAGTCCTTTCGTTTTTGTTTTGTTGTTTGTTGGTTGAAAATTCTCGGCTGTTGGAAAATATCCCGCCTGTAGGTCTTGTAACCCGCGTTGACGGCCCAAGAGACCGTAGTGATCCTGTTGCTGTTGTTGTGACATTTTGTGCGTAACTCCTCTCTGTGTTTCTAAATTGTTGTTTTGCGTCCTGCCGCATGATCTGTTCGTGATGTATGCTTAGTTGATAATTAAGTCCTTCGTGATCCATTTGACGAGCGCTTGTCGCAGCGCTTGCGTTTGGAATAGAACCGCGTTGGATCGATTCGTTTTCTAATATCTGAAATAATCCATTTATGTTCACCGTTTACCATCCTTTACGAATCACCGCAGGTTTAAATTGCTTTCGTTTTCCCCGCCCAGCGAACAAATTTTCCATACCAGACAAATTGCCGAGCGGGGCTATCCAGCGACATGCTGGAAAATTGTTAATTAAGCCCAAGCTTCATACAAATGTCATAGGCGATCTGTCCCATGACGTATGGAACGGACGTGCTCTTATCGCCGTAGTGGTGATACCCGGTGCCGTGTGCTGACTCGTGCATGATTGAGTCTGCCGTGTCTGCAACACTTCCGAAATAGTATCTGTTCAAGTACACAAAATCGTCCGACGAGTTATCAAGGGCAACGGTGTGGAACCTGTGGTTCTGCATCCAGGTGCCATTAAATATTTTCACGCTCACGTTGAATGTTTTTTTCGTGAAGTCGTCAAATATCTCTTGGTTTGACTTGCCGTCGGTCTCGGTGAACTTTGCAGCCATCACGGCGTCTTTGAAAAATGAGCTGTCGCGAATTACATTCAGCGCATCAATCGCTTTAAGTACAACGGCTTTCTCATCATGTGTTGCATCGACAATTTCGGCTCCATAGAACCCAGGAGCGCCGATAGACTCCAGCACCGTTGGAACTACAACGCAGTCAGTGCATTCGCTAGTAGTTGGGGTCTTTTTAAACAATCCTAAGAACCATCTTTTTATTAATCTAATCATTCACTATCTCCTAAATTTCGCATTGGCACTGTCCTGTTCTTGGGTCAAAATAAATTGCTCTATAGGGCTTGCACTCGTCTACGCATCGCTCTCGGCTCGTCTCTACGCTTCTCAACTGCCGCTCCTCTTCCTCAATCTTGTCGAGCCTAACTTCTTCTTTGAAGTGTCTGACAATTGGAGAGCACCCCGTTATCATTAAAATTAAGATCACATTTCTCATGTAAACATCCTCCCAATTAACCATAGTCCAATCACAGTCACTCCAACGCCAAAACAGACAGTGAAGAAATCAACCGCATCATTTAGAAACGATCCCCATGTATGAGTCCAGATCATTTTAAAGCTCGCTCTTTAACTGCGTCATCGCCAAGCCTAATGCACAGTCCATAGTGACTTGTGAAAATTACATTTATCGCGCGTCCATAAATAAGCCATGCTTCTTGCCGGTCATATCCCTTTAGTCTCTTGTTTACTGCTTTTCCAAAATCGTTCCTAATTCCACAGATAAGATCCGAAGACTCTTGAATAGTTTTTAATTTTTTTACTCATTTGTTTTTCTTCCTTCTCTTCGCTTGCTTCGCGTTCTTCTTTTTGTTCTTAGGCCTTGTTTGTAAAACTTCCATGTCGATGATGACTGGACTTGGTTTTGCTTTGGTCATGCGACCCCCTCCTCTACCATCCGGTCTCTTACTTGCTCCCATGAGCTAGCGAACATGGCGATTCCACCGTGAGCTTGAACCATCTCGGCGTGTTCAATCTGTTTTCTAAACCGTTGATATTTTTTGTTTTGACCGATATAGGCCTTCATTCTATCCCAATGCTTCAGGATAAATGCGAGCTCGTCCGGTCGTTTCATTTCAATTTCCATGTGTCTGCCGCCTTGGCTCTTAATGACCCCAACAATATCCAAAGCAAGCCCTCTAAGATGGCTTTGGCGATTTGTTGGGTGTGGAAACTCGTCATTCTTCCAAACAAAAACGCCCCGAGATCTAAGTGTAAATAGATAGTTGAATGTCTGCGCCTCATACACAGACTCTTTAATCTCTCGGGGCTTCTTGATTAAACGCCTGAAGCTCATCAGTCGATGACCTTTCTGCTCTCTTCAAGAAAGTGGTCGTATTCCGACTTGATCTCAACATAGTAATCGCCCGGAGGTACGTCGCCCTTGCCGTGTTCAGCGTGGTCAATAACGGCTTTACGTTTCACCTTAAGGTAGCGCTTACCTGCAAGCTCGCCGCTCATCACATCTCCCGATTTGAATGCGTGGGTGTTATTGTTGCCTTGATGTAAAATCACCGTTTTTTTGAGTTTTGCTTCCTTTGGGATTTTAAACCCTTTGAAAGTTTTGATCATTACATCGCCATGACGTCTTAGTTCTACCGTTGCCATACTACCTTTACTCCTTCCATTTTTTGTTCGTTGTGCTGATAAGCCCATGCCTCAGCTACAGTTTTTGTATTTGGCATTGCTCCCTCAACGTGTGTTTTCCCAGTTGACGGGCAAGTCATTTTTAAGAATGGGCGCACGCGACCGTCACCGATGTCAAACGTGATCAATTCGTAATCGTCGAGCTTATCGATTGTTTTGTAATCAAGAACTTTGACCAGGTTGTCACTACCAACCTTCAGCATGATTTGCGCTCTAATGTCGGCGTTTGTTTCTTTCATGATTACTTCTTTGGTGAAGTCTTCGGCCTTGGTTTCGACAAAGTATTTTGGAACCTTGATGCCGTTCGAATAAAAAAGCGCATAACCGTCTTCATAGACCATTGCGGGCTTGTCTAGTGCATGAAGTTGGCCACGTTCGTTGAGGTTCAGCTCCTCGGGATAGTCACTGATAAACACCATGTCTTTGAACGGAATGAACACGTTAATGTGCTGAACCGCTTCACAGTATTTAACGAATGATTTGTACTCTTTAATTTTTTCTTCAAAAAGTTCATTCAAAACGAAGTCGTAAAACCCAACCCAATAAGTCCATGTGTTGCCCCAAAACATATATTCGTATTCAAGTTTGAGGTTGCTCCAGAGGTTGTTCTCGAGGTTGCTCCTGAGGTTGCTCCTGAGGTTGCTCCCGAGGTTGCTCCAGAGGTT